ACCACTCGTGAATCAACTCGTTCTCAGCAGGGATGTAAGCAACTGAAGAGAACGGATCCATAGTAGCCGGGGTGTAGTAGTTCATGTTCAAATCATGCAACATGGACTCGTTAAACGACATCGCTTCTGGGGTGACATCTTTAAGGGACTTCCCTAGAAGCGAGTTGTTAACCTGATTGAACGTAGGACTGAAGACAATCCGATTGTCGACCCGGGGGATTATTCCGAGAGGGCTTCGGACCTGATTTTGTTTTGGACGGCCGTCTGCTTGAGTATCGACCACTGGGTGAGGGTAAAAAAACTCATCACTGGGTCAATTGGGGTGTAACCCAACTTCCGATCCAGCAGGTTTTCAGGATCTTCCAGATCACCCATGTTCTTGCGGCACTTTGGACACACGTAGTTACGCACACCCATAAAGGTACGCGACATGTACGGCGTCTTGTTGAGCACGAACTTGACGAGGTTACGGTTGAGGTCTTCCTGGTCGCGCAGAACATCCAGGATACCGCCGTTGAAGTCGTTCGGGTCCATCTCGCTACGGGCAAAAACCGTTTCAACTTCATCGGTGTTCTCTGCCGGCAGGTCAACCTGACGCTGCACCCAGTGGATGAACTCAGTCGAGCCGAGGTTGTTGTGCACCATCGTGACCTGAGTCTGGTACTCAGCAGGGTCTACGAGTTTGGTACGCAGCTCAGCCAGCTCTGGGTTGATCTCGCCGATGAAGAAGTCAAACGCAGCGAAAGCTTCGGCCAGAGTAGGAGGAGCGCATTCCAGGTACATCGACTTCTCGTCGTTATACACACGGTTGCTTTCCAGACCGTAGGTCGAAGCACGGCTCATGGCACGCGTCTCTTCCATGGTGTACTTGGCATGACCGTTGATCAGGTTGGCGTAGATCGCTTCATCGGCCGGGGTGGTGATGTTGTGACGCTGACGCAGCAGCTTCGACGCCTGTACCAGCTTGAAGGCTTCCCAGTCACAGCTACCGGAGAAGCAACGCAGGTTCAGGTTGATACCCTTGGTGTTGGTCGATTCGATCAACGCCGTGATAATGGTATCCATGTCGGTCAGCAAGATCACGTTGGCCAACTGGTTGAAGTCCGCCAGGTCTGTAACGCTGGAGTTGTTGATACGCTTCGCAATGAAGTTCCAGATAACCCGGATCGACGCGATACGCGCCAACACAGCACTGTTGTTACCGATCTGCTGAACGTAACCAGTGATGGTACGACGGATGTCGTTCATCAGCGAGCCCATCTCGGTATGGTTGGTACGCGAGAAGGAGAACGTGGCAAACGAGTCACGGCACAGTACATCGAACGCCAGCTTATCAGCACCCGAACCGGTTTTGCGCGCTGCACGACGACGCATGTTCTCACGGTTGGAGAAACCCTGGGTCGATGCAGACGGGCGTTTACCGACGATGTCACCGGTATTGACGCCACCACGGTCGAAGGTGTTGCTGATATTCGGTTCGTTCAGAATCGAGGTACGAATCTTCAGCTCGTCCTGAATCTCCGACATGAACGCATACAGGTCGGCCGCATGGGTCGCTACCTGGTCAGACGTCTTGCCGGGGAACTTCTCTTCGATATAGCCGAGCCAGTCGCTCTCAGCCTTACGGAAGACCGATTCAGGCAGGCGCTCTTCATCGAACATGGCCTTGGAACCGGTGTAGGTCAGCCAGCGCCCGATAATGCCCTGGGCCTTGACAACGTCTTCTTTACGGTTACCCAGGAAGACTGTCAGGAAGCCACCGTCCTGTTGCTCTTCTTGAGTGAGGTCACGAAGGACTTCATCTTCAGGAGGCAGGATTTTGGTCATGGTGGTGTTTTGAGCGGTGTGTACATCGTGGTGCGTTGGAGCCTGTGCCGCTGGAGCAGCAGTAACCGGCGCCTGAGCAGCTGATTGTTGCTCGAGTGGATCTTGAGGTTCGGTACTCATGTACTACTTCCTTGCGTAAGGGATCAGTTAACTTGCCGGGCGGAGACGTCTTCGAACGAATCCTTTTCCAGCAACACACCAGCGGCTACATCTTCGTAAGCGTCTGGTGGCTCAACAGGCACACCGGCAGGAGCTGCGTCGCTGACTGGGATAGTGCGGTACAGGACTTGCACGCGGCTGATACGTTCGCCGTGCAGGCGCATGCCGAAGTCGTAGTTGTTTTCGCCTTCGTGTTTGTGCTCAGCAACGTATTCGTTGATCAGCAGTTCACGCGGACGCAGTACACCGTCCATCAGAGCCGGGATATCGAACTGCATGATTTCGGCGAGGGTGTCGGTGTAGTGAACGAAGATGGAGATGTACTCGTCCACTTCTTGTTCTTTGTTGATGAACTCGAAGATCGCGTGAACGTCTTCGGCCACTGCAACGATCTGACGGTCGAAGTGGACAACGAGCGCCATCTCTTCTTCGGTCAGTTCGGTCTTCTTCATGTCGACCAGTTTGGTGACGACTTCGAGAACACCGTGAATGTTACCCAGAATCGGGATCATTTCGTTGATGCCTTTCAGCACCTCGATGTTGTTCAATTCCGACTTGGCTGCGTCGATGTCTTTCTTCAGGTCCAGAGCGGTCTGCACGACACCTTTGGTAGCGATGTCATAGCGCAGGCGCGCTTCGGATGCTTCCTTGCCTTCAGGTGACTTTTCGAAACGAGCCGTTTCACGACGACCCATCAGGAACTGGGTAGTGTTGCGTTCAACGTTAGCCTGCTTTCTTTTCTGTTTCGAGGCCGCAGCACGCTTTGCTTTCTTGTGTGCTTGTTTGGTAGACATATGCTATGATTCCCTGTTTAACTAACGTTAGGAAAGTCCCAATGCTTACTGAGACTGACGAAGTGGCGATGACGCCAGCGGAAGAAGACCTCGCCGCCACGCTCATCGGTGGTATCTGGGTTGACTTCAAGGCCTCTATACCCGACCCCCAAGCTAAAATATTGACCGACGGGTTCAATTTAATTCTGTCTGATGTTCCCGAGTCATTGCTGCAAAACGTAATTACCGAAATCCTCGTGGATGAGACTTTTGATACCCCCCTCAAAAAGAAACAAATCTACGAGTTGATTACCAACAATATAATCGACGTGTTGTCCCGTCTAGGGTTTATCATCAACCTCGACGAAGTGACTCACGAGCGAGCGGAGGAACTTATCCATGTTGGCAAATTCTTCCACGAGATGGAGCAATATGAAGACGTCATTGGTCTGGGTAACATTCTGGACTCTTTTGATATTCCCCCTGTTGACCGCTTCCTCCTGATTTTCCAGAAATACATGGGTGACGATGTGTCCCTCGTCAATTACGAGTTGCTACTACAAGATGTTAGCGAGGTGACTTTAAAGGCCATCCGCGATAGCCTCTTGACTGGCGACGTCGATGAAGGGATTCCCATTAACATCATCAAGCGTGTAAGGGCCAACAGAGCGCTGATTGATGGAACCTTGGCCTATGAGCACGTTATCAACAACGGCGCCGTAGGCAGCCCTGTAGACACGTACCTGACGTTCTTTAAGACGGACTTGGTTAAGCTCCTCGATTACCCGTCGATGGATAACCAGATCCTCTACGGTAAGGAGGTCATGGCCCTCTATCTCATCAGTGAGTTGAACAGCGATACCCTTCGTGACGAACTCCTGGACCTCGTTAACGAGATCACTACGGATCACTTGGCGTTGTTGGCCATTGAGAAGATGATCGGGCAACTGGACCTGACCAATGAATAAGATCGAGTTTCTGAAGCTCTGGTTCAACAACCTGGGCTATGCCAACAAGGCAGCAGTACAGTCCATCATCTCGATTCAATTCGAGGACGAGGAGTCCTCTGGAGCCTTCAAGAAGATTCCCTGGACGGTCTTCGTAGAGAAGGGTAAGTTTCATGCCATTATCGAGGGTAACACGGTTGTACTCGACGGGGATGTGAATCAACCCTTTGCGGTGATGGACGATAAGTATTCGTTCCCAGGTGACTTTCACCCAATGCTCAAGGGCCAGCCTATTGACTCTACCTTCGGTCTGATGTTGTTCAACATCGTGCTGTGGTGGGAACCGTTCATGGGCAAGGTGGACTACATCAATCAGTTCTTCACCAAGAAGATCATTGAGGGTCACATCAATCGTCTGATGGTCGACAACCCCAAGGAAGGGGAAACCATTCCGGATGACAAGGCTTCTGTCGATGACTGCCTGAAGTTCACCGAGAACTGCTACTACCTGGAAGGGTTGGGTTCGTTCTTTGTTAAACCAGGTGGCGTAGACGCCCTGTCGATCTCTCCAGCGGTCCTTAAGCGTAAAGACGAGCTCTTCTCCAAGCTCAGGGCTGAAGGCAAGATAAACGACCCTGTGGCCTTCACAGCGGCTGTTGAAGAACTGGTTCAAATGGACCGGGAGGAAATGCTCAAAGGAGAGAGCAAGAACTTCTTCATCAATGACAAGTTCATCAACACTGCACGTAAACGGATGTTCATTGCGTTCGGCATTGAGCAAGACGAAGAGACCGGTGAATGGATTGCACTGCCTCGTAGTCTGGATGAAGGGCTTGACCCTGAGCAGGTCGTGGTACAGACCAACGCCGCGGTAGCCGGTGCGTACTCGCGTTCCATGGCAACCGGTGAAGGTGGTAGTCAGGTAAAAGAAACCTTGCGTCTTGTGGGTCGTGGTAAGGTTGAAGGTGTTGACTGTGGTACTCCTCGTACTGAAGAGATGACCCTGGTTAAAGAGAATGCTTTCAGCTGGGTGGGTGGTTACTACATGAAGGGTAAGGAAGCTGTCCTTATCACTCCTGAAGACGCCGAGAAGCTGATCGGTAAACCAATCCTGATGCGTGTGCCTCAGTTCTGCATGACCCCTGAAGGTAACTACTGCAAGATCTGTTTGGGTGAAGGCTTGGCGAAGTTCGCTTCCCGTCTCTCGGCAGAAGTGGTACGGGTACCAACCGAGTTCATGTTGCAACGTATGAAGGCTCACCACCAGGCGGGTCGTAAGCGTACCAAGTTGAACCTGGCTACTGCAATCAAGTAGCAAAAAAATAAAGCTGTTATATAACCCTACCCATCCCTTAGCGGGGATGGGTAGGGTTATACAGTATCAGCATAAAGGCAAAACAGGCAATCCATCAGCGGTCACACCACCGATCAAAGAGCCTATCCGAGGAATGGTCGGCAACCCCAACGAATCCAGCGCGTCAGGAGAAATGCTGTAAACCACTCGATCGTTCAAATGCAGGGAGTTGAATTTGAATCGCTTCTGGAAACCAGGCTGCGACAAGATATTCTTGATGGCTGCCATTTCAGAAGGATCGTTCATGGCGTTGATCGCATCAACCGCTGCACCCAACTTGATCATGATGGCATCGCGGTAACCTGGATCATATTCGACCAGGTCTTCCACGTTGGGCGTTAGCACCCCGTCCATCGGATTCGTTTCCGCCAAGACACCCAGCAGATACTCTACTGAAGCCTCGAACTGTGAGTCCGGATCATCCGCCAGGTATTCGATATCGTCTACCAGTGGATAGTCGTACGGGTTCGCCATCTGAAAGATGACAAAGATTGCCTCCAACATAATCAAGTCGAGGAACTCTACTGCAACATCTGAGTAAAGCTCCTCACGGGTTTCAGGGTCTAGCTTAAGGATGAATGAGAGCATTAACTCGCCATGTCCTTATCTTCGAATTTCAGCAGAACCTGAACGCCCACGTAGGTCGTGCTGATGATCTGGAACATCGTGTTCTCGTACGGCTTGAGCTGGAGGATGGCGTCGTGGTATTCCGGATTCTTCTCGAACTCCTTGAAGGTATCCAGAACCGTTTTCGCCATCTCGTTGGTGTAGCTGGTCACCTGTTCCGGCGTGGTCAGGTTCGTCGGGATCGTGGTGTAGTGACCGACCAGGAAGTGCGACTTGTCCACAAAACTGTCACCCTGGAGAATCGACCGAATGCGTTCTTCGATCAACTTCTGGATAATGAAGTAGTGCGGGAGTTGCTCAATGCCCGGGGTAGGGATGAAGTGACTTTTCGTCATCATGGTTGTTTTCCTCTCACAAGAAGGATAAGCTTATCTTTGAGGGCAATGCTACTCACAGTGATTTCCTCCAGCGACATGCTGGCGTAGATCATGTTAATAGTGTCCTCGTTATCAGCCGCGATGGATTCCAGATACCCACTTACCTGGTTTCCGTACAGCATCAGGTGCCCGTGTGGGTCCCGTTCAAACATCAACTTCTCCTGTTCGGAATACCACCAGGAGATCACTTCTCCGTCGTCGTTGTAAAGACGATCTCTCAGAAGCGAATAGTACCACTCGTCATCGATGCGAGCATCAACGTCGGTTAGGTTCAGCAGAAAATCAGAAATGGATTCACCAACAACTGTACGCACCAGATCCCCGGCTAACCCAAGGCAGTGGCACTCCAGTATCACAGCCTTGGTGACAGTCTTTTTACCGCTTGCGTATTTGTGCATATCAACTGTCCGTTTAGGGATACTCGCCCATATTAATTGAGCGAGCAGTTAGATTCAATAAGTTTGAAGTCCTTTTCCTTACTGGCAAAAGCAATGCGTCTCTTCTGGAAACACTCCTGGTGCTTACCAATGTCGTTACAGAACGCAAAGATAAACATTGGGGTGATCCGACCAATGAAGTGAGAGAACTTCCCACGGAACTGACGCAAGCGTCCGATCATTTGTTTGTTCCGTTGCGTCGAGAAGACCGTGTGGAAACAGAACGTCCTGACCAGACCTGGGATGTCCTTACCTGTACCGCAACTGCCCGGCGTGGTAATAACGATCTCATGCTCCAGGTACTTCGTTGGTGTCTTCTTGTCCTTGGTACCGAGGAAGGTACAGAAGTCCAAGTGCGGGTACTTCCGCTGGAACATAGCCAGCATGGTTTCACACATCTCAATCCGTGAGAAGAAGAACAACGCTTTGGTACCCTCTTCCCGTATGGGAGGAATGTAACCGTACTCACCGGGATTACCTACCCCGATGTAATACTCCTGGAACATCTTGTCCGCAATCTTGAAGTAGAACTCCGTTAACACCGGACTACGCAGAATCGACGCCTCCAACGCCATGTCGTTATAACTACCAAACTGCATCGTCTTCAAGAAGTACTTGCGCTGACACAAGTGATACATGTAAGCAACAATGTCGATGTAGTTCTCGGGATCAGGTTCCTTAAGCCTGAGACTGATTGGCAGCATCAAGTTGTACATCCGGTTCATGAACGGATCATCACCACTCAATGTAGCCGAGTTGGTAATCAACTTCTTAACGTTGCCATGGAACAGCGACAGGCAGATCTCGTGGAACGATTCGTGTCCCTCATCCACAATACGCAGGCCCGGGTTGATCTGTTCAAAGATCTTGCCAAGCGGCACTGCATGAGGATCCTTGCGGTTGTTACGCAGGTAGCCCGAGATCCGAGAGAATGGAACAATAACGATCTTGGGATTGAGGATCCCCTTCTCGATGTTCTCCCCCAGCAACGGTAGCGAAGCGTTTTCCCACACCACGATGTCGCCTGGCTTCGTGATCAACGTTTTCTCGATGTCATTGATCCAGGTGGTGATGTAACGTGGCTGTACCGTAATGAGGATCCGCTTGCCGAGCTGCACGGCCGTGTAGAGACTCATGTAGGTGTTGTGGGTAACAATGTAGTCCTTTACCACGAAACAGTGGCTAGGGTGCTCTACAGCGATGCAGGTGGTCTCGGTTGGATTACCCTCGGTGATTTGCAGGATCTTTAATGCCAGATCCCGATTCTCCGAGTTCCGCAACTTGTCCTGCTTCGCTTCATCAGTGAAGAGGATCTCCGGAGTCCGATGCCGCAGGATAACCGAGTTCTTAAACTTCTTGAACTTGGCTTCTGCAATCCCCCCAATGCTCCGAACCAGATCACGAACCATCTTGGCAGTGATACCGTATTCGGTCTTGAAGACAATCGAACCGTCACGTTGTGGTTCACCCCCATTGTCCAGCAAACCGCGTAACAACGCCATCCGCTGAGAGTGAGAACCTTCCAAATACTTCTCACCGAGAATCCGATCAGTCTTGCCAATCAGGTAAGGCTCGATGATATCCCCACGGTCAGGATTGCGTTCGCTGGCGGTTAACGGAATGTACCAGGTCTTGCCACTGTCCACCAATTGCTGTGTGGTCAGTACCTGCCATTCGGTTTCACCTTCAGCCCGAACTTCCCACTGATGCTCAGGGCACGCCACAATCGATCTGCGGTCCTCAAACGTCAGATGGTAAGTCCGTGTTCTCCCTTGTGGGAAAACGCCTGTAACGTACGTGTGGGAGCCGTCAGGGGCCATGACAAGGTCATTAACCTTGATCTGACCAATAGGACGCCAACCGTGGATAGTTCTGACCGGTGTATCATTGGCCAGCGCCTTACCACCGCCCGTAGGGGCGTTGTTGATCTTGATGGCACCTTCCGCTAACTGGTACTCAATCCACTCTTCCTGTTCAGGCAGGGGAGTGGACATTTCAGGGCGCAGTTGAAACTCGCAATCCGCGCCTTCGATCTCTGGTTCTGTTTGAATAGCAATCCGGGAAGTGTTGTAACCCCGGTATTGTGCAAACTCAATGAATTCCTTCATTAAGCTTACGGGAATGCGGTACTCAGTTTTGTCGTGGTTAGACTGAGCGAACACGTGGGTCACTTTCCAAACCTGTTTATTGGTGCCTGGCAGTGGAACCTTACCAGTCTTGTACAGATGAGCGCGGCAAAAAGGGATGATTACCTTTGCACAGAAATCGCCGTAGTACCCAAAGATTCGCAGATAAGTGTGACCCGTGGATAGCGTGGCGGAATGCCTCATACCAAAAGCCTCAAAAACATTAGGGGAGGACCGAAGTCCCCCCTAAGGGAGACTTCGAGTTATGACACCGCGTGTTGCAGGAAGCACTCCAGCACACTTGGTTGACGGTCTTTAACCGCAAAGGTTTTCGGAAGGTTCAGGATGTTTTGCTGCCGTTCAAAGATCGACATCGTACCCGAACCGCGGTTGTCCACACAGGTTACAAAACTGGTGAAGTACTTATCACCAGGACCGGTTGCCAGCTTATACGAATGATTCGCTGGATCCTTAGTCAGCGCACAAGCCAAGATCACGGATACGTAGATCATGTTGATGCCTTTAGTTTCAGCATCGATCAACGACCAGAACTCGGCCAGGACTTCCCCGAAGACTTTCGGAGTAACAACTTGTTTCTTCCACGCCGCGTTACGTTTGTTGAACGTAAGGAAGTTTTCCACCCGAGCCCGGTGTGCATCCAAGTCCTCACGGACATAGGGCAACACGAACATAGGGTCTTCACTGTTCCATTTGGACAGATCAACCGAGATAAACTTCTTATCCTGGTTGGTCCAGCCATTGTCCAGTATATACTGGAGGAATCCCATAGAAAAGCGGGCACGGCGAGACGATACAGATGTCTGCGCTGGATGTTGCTGAGTGGTGGTACCGCCCACCATGATGTCTTCCACCTCATACTGGAAGGTGACTTCACCAAAGTAAGGCAACTTGCTGAGCGCGATCTCGTCCATGATGTCCAAGGAACGCAGGTCAGACAAATCTTTCACAATGGTTGACTTAAGAATCAGTCGTGTCCCTTCCTTGCAGAGCTCTTTCTCCAGGAAGATTTGATCGCCGTTGGAACGGATGATCTCCTTGTCCCGGTGATGAGGTACAAACTTCTTGCTCGTGGCGTTACGGATGAAGTGTTTGGTCGACAGCATTTTCTGACCCAATGGGTTACAGATCGTGGTGCCGGCAAACATGCCGATGTTGGCGTCCTTCTTCATCATCCGGTTGTACGGGATGGCAGACTTCATCATCCCATAACACACGCCACACGGTGTGCCACTTGGACTGTTACAGAAGCCCACGTTACGCAGGTTAACAATCTCGCCTGCTTTGATCAACTTGAAGTTATGTGCTGTGATCAGATCAAGTGCACCGTCTTCCAGGACACGATAAGAACCCAGCAGGCTCTTAGCCATCTCAGTCGACGCAATGCGCAGTGGCACAGTGTCGAGCGAGCCGCAGTCTTCCATGTGACCGATGGAATGGATAATCGCCGTGAACAAGTGAATCTTCCGGTGAAACCATTCCGAGTCTTTCAGTGCACGACCGTTACTGTTGAGTGCCTTACCCGCACCACGGTTATCACCAATGGCGTCTGCCAGGTTGGTCACACCATCCGCGTACCGTGCCATAACAGCGTTTGGCATGATGGTATTATCGAGGTCGAATACTGCACCTCGAATGATCGCCGTTTGATACGCTTGGTTGATACTCACACCACCCGTACGTGCCAGCAAGGCTACCGTGTTGTAATCCAATGTCTCGGACGTCTTCAGGTAAACAGAGAACAGCTCTTCCCCTTCGTCAATCGTAACTTCCCGATCGAGTACCTTGCGATGGATCTCGCGGATACCCGGATCTTCGATCAGGTCGTCTACCGATTCCGCCATCGCCGAGATAACCGACGTCTCACTCATGACCACGATCAAGTTGTTAAGCTTGGTCTGCCACATGTGGATGGTCATCTTGATCGAATCCCATTCCACTGGATCATGAATGGTGGGTCCAATCTCACCCATGATCCAGTTCATTGGAATAGCGAGCGTCTTGTTGTTATACACGACGCTCTTGCCAGTTGGGATGATCTCTTTAACGGAGTACGGTACGTTGTTGTATTGCCGGTGAATCATCATGCCTTGCCAGGTTAGCAGCATGGCATAACTATCACTCAGCACCTTTTCCCCTTGGTCATCCGTGACCTCAACGGCCATACGGAAACCACGCCAACGCAATACCTGGTGTTCAGGCAGGTTAGCAAACTCCCGTAGGTTAATTTGCAAGGCCATTACAGGGACTCCTTAACAGGCGGTTCATAATCTGAACGGTCAGACGGTAGTTCACGACGCAGGGTGTAACCGGAGTCACTGAGCATGCTCTGCGACATTTGTACTGCTCGGTTCAACCCATACTCGTCAGGCTTGATGATCTGGTTGATGTTAAACCCATCCTCAGCCCGCACCACACGCTGTGCCATCCGCGTACGGAGCTCAGGTGCATACCCCATGGCCAATTGCTTGACCGTTTCTTTAGCACCTGCCTGGCTCAGTGTAAGTCGTGCTTCTGTTTCACCCTTGTTCCGGTTCCAGACCATCCGCAGCCAACTGGAATATTTGTTGGCCTCGTTAAGTTTGGCTGGCATGCCGAACGGGTTAGACATTGGGAGCGACTGAGCCGACATGTCGGTACCGAACTTGTCCAACAGCATGAAGTGCTGGTTGGTGATCAGTACCGGGTTGACAGACCGAACCATCTCGCCGAGGGAATCTCGGAAGGTGATTTGCTCAGGCTTGTAGCTGTACACCTTACGCAGGGCTTTGATGATCTCAACGCCGTAGAGCTTGGTGTCGCTACGCACATGCACACTGATCTGCGTAGCCGCGATGTCGTTGACGTACTCGACGATGTCCTCACGGGTCACCATGGTCTGCTGTACCAGCTCTGCGAACTCTGGGAACCCAGTCTCGTAGAACAGCATCAGTTTTTCCATGGCACCAATGTAGTCGCCTTCCTTATGCAACTTGACAACTTCCTTGTGGACGTTGACGTTGATAAAGTTGATCGACTGTTCCATCAGCATCGAGAAGATCTGACGACGGAAGGCTGGTGTGTTGTTAACCACAACGTCACACACAGTACCATCGTCATAACGCGGAGCATCTTCGTCTGGGATGATCCGAACGATTACACCCTTGTCGCCGTTCATACCCGACATCTTGAACTTTGCACGGCCCGAAACGATTTCACGCAACCGGATCGTAATGCTCCAGTCTTTAACACGTACACGCTTCACAGCACGGAACAGCGGGTTGGGTTTACCGGTATTCGCATTGATGGTGTAGTTGCCCTTAGCGAAGCGGATAAACCGATTCAAAGGACGGGTCATGGCGATTGGGTTACCACGGTTAGCCGATACACGACCACTGTGCCAACGGATCACCTCGTTCCACATGTCGTTCTGGCGACGCTCGTAGCGTTCCAGCATGTTCGTGTGGGCCTGTTTGATATAATCAGTCGAACGGTTATTCGACTTGTTCTTCATGCGCTCACTGATCACTTCAACCGACATGACCTCAGAGTCCACCGGTGCCCTGAACAGGATGTCGTGTGTCTCGTCTGGAATGGTCAAAGCTTTCTTGGTGAGCGACACCAACGCGTTCGCAGAGACACGACGACGGAAACCCATCACAATGCCATCTTCACGAATACGTTCACCACTTTGCGGGAATGGGCTATCTCCGTACAGCGTCAGCGGAACCCACTCGTCTTCGTTCCAACCGTGAGCGCGTACATGTTCAAACATGCAACGCAGCTTATCACGAGCACAGCTCTCGGTAATGCCGATGCCGTCCTCCTCGGTATAGTGGAACGATGCCGGCGCTACCTTGAGGTCCATACCAAACATCCATTCGCCATCTTTACTGATGCGTGGGGATTTGGCAAAGATCGTACCTTTAGGGAACGTTGCACCTTTCTTCAGCTTGCGCATGACATTCATGTCATACACATATTCAAAGCCAACGTAGGAGTTTTGTACGTTATACCGTGGAAACTCCATGATATCGTACTTGCCCTTCTCCTCGTTGCGGAACACCACATACACCGGCGCCCATTTGTCAGTGTCGCCTTCTCCTCCGTTAACAGCTTGGGCGTAGAAGATTTCCTCAATCGTCATGTTGGATGGAGCTTCAACACAGCGAGCGCGTTTGGCATATTGGTATTCGTTGCCAGATTTAAGTTTACGCTCACTTGCACCCGAGGTCACAACGGACTTCGGGATCATGTTGCCTACCATGTAAATACGGGTAGGTGATGATACCCATGGGAACACTACCAGGTTTGCACACACACCCATTACAGCCGGATGCAGTTGGTTCTCACCTAGGTAAGCCCATTTCTTAAATCGGCCGAGTCCCACTTCGGGAACTTTGACCTCATCAGGAGAATCTTTACTCTTATCACTCACAATGCTTTCTCCTATTATCTTAAACTTTGTACTGCCTACTCAAAAGGATGATATAGGTTTAAGTTTTATTAGGGTTGCCATATCGCTTATAGCAATAAAGGATAGGGCCGCCAGTTAACAATTAGCTTGGAGAGGACAATGCCAATTCCAAACAACGAATCGGATAACGGTAAAGACATTTACTACACCGAAGCCTTCAAGACTTTGGTTCGTTCTGAAAAAGAAATCCTGCTGCGCGGTTCTCAGTTGATGCCCATTGTGGACCGAGCGATGCTGTACGCATTCCGTAACGACTTCTATCGGGTGATGCGTGTCATGAACATCCCGGCTCACTTGCGTTGGGCCACTGCATTTATCAACGACATCTCTGATCCCAACCAGGATGTGTCTGAGATGCATTCGTTTCAGATGATCAACGAGAGCGATTTGAACAAAGCCATATCCCGCAGTAATACCGTTAAAGCCTAAAAAAGAAAGGTATAGCAGGCTGGGGAATTCCCCAGCCTGCTAGCCTTATGGCTGCTTAGAAAGTCGAAACCGAATAGTCCGACGTGCCAGCCGGTGCGCCTTGGCTTGTGCTTGGGCGCATCATTTGTTGCAGTTGTTGCGGCATTACGGTCATACCGTTAGGCAGCAGGATCATGCCGTTGGCCAATTGCTGACCACCCATCATGTTACCGCCCATGCCACCCATACCGCCCATGCCCATCATGTTCATGGCGCCCATGTTGTTCATCATGCTGCTTTCGATACGACGCAGCAGGTTACCGTGGCGGGTGCACTGGTAGATGACCTGGTTGCCATTGTTGTTCACGGCGTAGTGCATCACGTGGCCGTTCATGTAATCGATTTCGGTCTTGACGTAGTTGTCGCCATATTCCATTGCTGGAACGGTGGTGTCGAAGCTACCGTCATTACCGCCAACAACATTCGCACGGTTATTGTTATTACCGCCGTTATTGTTGTTGTTATTGCTGTTGTTGTTTTGGTTGTTGTTATTGTTCTGGTTGCGATTACCGCTGACCGAGAACAGGTTGGTGTTGTTGCGCTGGTTGGTGGTCTGCTGGACTTCTTCGTCCTGGGTGTTGTGGCTGTTGTAATCCAGCGTAGGCACCTGACGGTAGATTTCCGGCAGCTCTTCCAGGTGTTCGTACCAGTTGGTGTCGATTGGGTAGACACCGGCCTTGTCGAAGTCTGCACGGAAGGTGTTCTGGATACGGTTCAGCTGTTCAGCCAACTCGTAGTAGCAACCCAGGTATGCACACAGACGCGCGCCGACTTGACTGGTCGATTCGATTTCCAGATCGTCCGGCGATTCCACGATTGGCAGGATCTGCTGGAACAGGTGAGCCGCCAACTTCAGTGCGCCGATCGATACGCTGAAGCCGTTCAGTTCAACCGTCTGGTTGTCAGACTGACCTTCGGAGCGAGCCAGACGCTTGATGATCTCGTTGTAGAACGGGAACACCGGCTTGGCTTTGTAGTAGACCTTCTCACCGCTCTTGCCACGACCACCACCCTTGGTGACCTTGATGTGCAGGAAACGGTTGTCGACGCCGTTGTCGTTGACTTCCACTTGCATCTGGCTGAACAGTTTCTTCAGCTCATCACGGAAGGTACGCTTGGCCGACTTCAGAGGCTCGAGCATGTCGAGGATGTTCTGACGCCAGGCTTGCTTGGTGGTCTTGCTTGCCACGCCGAACATGATCGGCACGTACTCGGTGAACGTGGTCAGGAGCTTGAGGGTGGACAGGCGACGAATCACCTTGAACACTTCAGTTTCCTTGGAGGTCACGTTTTCGCAGGCCGGATGGAAGAACACCTTGTCGATGCAATTGCCGTCGAGGACTTCGGACAGCGGCAGGTGCATGTCCATGTCGTCGATGCGGACCGGAATCTCGTCACCATTGATGGACACCACAATACGGGCGTCATCTTTGATTACGGAACCCCATGACATCAACATGGCTTTGTACAACTTGTTCAATTCATTCATGGCAGGTCCTTAGTTCTTTGTGAAGTATTCGGTGATGTTCGTCATGAAGTTTTGAGCCTCATTCAGACCGTCTTGGCTGTTGGTGATGTTGGTACTGGTCCGGTTAACCGCGTACGTAGCATTGGTGTACTTCCGTTGGAGACCTTCCTCCCCGTTGAAGAACACCGTCACGTCGGTTTCACCGAACAGGTGGCAGCTGACCTGAACGCTGATGATCGTCGAGGTGTGAACGAACTGCGTCGAGTACTTGCTGAAGAACAAGCCCCGCAGCATTTCCTTGAAGCGTTCTACCCGATTGATCGCGTGTTCGTCGTGGTCGAGTACCGAACCGAACGTACCAGTCACCACTTCCACACCCGAGTCCGAACCTTCCAGACCGCTGAAGTGATGTGGGTTGTTGGTTGCAGAGAACACCAGGTGAGTCAGGCCGCAACGGATCAGCATGTGAACCGTCAGGTAAGCCAGCTCAGCCGCGATGGTTTCAAAGCTGTTGGCACCGCCGTGCTCGTGAGAGATCAGCGTGTTGTCAACAGCTACCGTGGCGCTTGGGTTAAGCAGCGTGATGTTCATCACGTCTGGCAGGTTGGTGAAGACCGAGTTGATCTCCGCCATGCTCCAGCCCATGAAGTTGCTCATGGAGAAGCTACCACCTGCCGCCATCATGGTTTTGAAGAACTCGTTGCTGGTCAGAGGTGCTTCACCAATACCAGGACCGACCATTGCATCACCGATGGCATTTGCGATACCGGTGTACTGGCCTTCGGTGGTAGTGGCTGCCGCAATCTTCAACAGCTCACGAGCGTGGTGTGTTGGGTTGAGGTTGTCAGTCTTGGACATGACTACGTTCTGACGCAGGTCAGCCGCCAGGATGCCGTCAAAGCCATCTTGCATGCCATCCGCAGAACTGGCCATGTAGCCCAGCACTTCTTGCGCCATGTCCAGCGGACGTACCGACTTCAGTTCGTCACGGCCGGTTGGGTCACCCATCAGGAACTGGTGAGACGACGCAATAACAGTCGACGCCATTGGCAGACCCATGTTGTCGAACTTCTGCGTAGTGCGGGTATCCCAGCAACGCACCGGCACGAACATGGTCTGAGGTTCGATACCTTCATGGCTGGCTTGACCGCCGGTCATGTAACCCAGTACTGCGAGTTCGGCTTGTTCAACCGAGTTGCTGGTAATGAGGAAAGTAAACATCCCCAGACCGCGACGGATGTTCCAGTCATCTTCGATGTTGACCGCACCGGATGGACGCGTGGTCAGACCGCCCGACTGAGCAGCAATGGCATTCAGTGTGTTAGGGGTTACACCACCTTGATGCTGCTCCATCTTGATGGTGTCGATGTTCATCGTCGACATGTCCAGGATGTTGTGCCGATGGACGTGGGTATGGTTCATGTTACCCATACCGAAGATTGCTTTGATCAGCGTAATTTCTGCCATGTTGCTTTAACCTCGAAGATAGTTCAGTTGCTTAGGCGTTTACTTTACGGTTCAACGCCATGAATTCGTTCTTGACTTCAATGCTGATTTCCAGAGCAAAGAGTTTGCCCTGACCCACCAATGCATAAGTCTCTGGCGTATCCAATACCCCATATTCCAAATTGGACTGCCAGACGCCACGACCGAACTTATCAAGGAACGATTGGGCGGCGACGACTGCTTCGTTAAACGAGCGGCCTTCGTTGTTACGGTTTTGAATCTCACAGATGGACGACATGAACTGACGATCTTCTTCGCTCAGGTTGAATCCATCTGGTAGCGACAGTTCACCATTCGGATCCTTGATCGCACCAATCACCGACGGCAAGTACTTGTAACCTTGCTCATGCAGTCGTACCTGCGCAATGCAGATCGCTGCCATCAGTTGATCATAGCCGGCTGCTTCAAAGGTAAATGGAGACACCTCAAAAGCAAACGTCAGTTGCAGGAGCTTGAGGATGTGATCTTCCAACTCGAAGTCCCAGTGTGGCGACAGGTTGTCGTAGATCTTCTCGACCAGCTCAACGTTCTGCACACCCAATGCCGCACAGGTGTACTTGAAGCGATCTTTGTAACGAGGATTGTCTTCTTCGTCAAACAACGTAAAGCTGAAGAACTCAGCCGATACGGTGTCATCTGTCGAGCGCACTTCCTCACTGATCTGGTGCTTGTCCAGCATCGAGCGCTTGTCGTCATCCGACTCGCTTGGATAATCCCGTTGCGTGAAGTTACCACCCAACGACTCGTGCTGCTTAACCGAGGCGTTAATAGCAGTGGCAATGTTCTTGCCTTCTTCCGTTTCCGGAATAGCCGCACAGCATAGACGATTGAACACCGTGTTAAAAAGTACTTTATCAACAAAGTTCTCAACACTGGTGACACTGTCAGGCTGGGTAGGAATACCACGCTTGTCAAACGCGAACTTGACGTAACCGGTCAGTTTGTGCCAACCCGGCAGTTGTGTGATCCACGGGTTATCCTTGATCAGGTTACCGCAGGCCAGATCGCTGAAACCACCACTGCCCATGAACACTTCGAATCGTGCTTGCAGACCGAAGACGATTGGATAGATAGTCCGTGCCACAAACGCCAACTTAACCTGCTCGACGTAGTCGTGGTCACGGATGGTGGTTTGTTCTGGATAGTCACCCTTGCTCGCTGCTTCACTCAGATCTTTGGGGATCTTCATGTACTTGGAGTAATGGATGAACGAGCAGTACTTCGGCACGTTGATGAAGTCGAGGATCTCATCAGTGATGGGTTTGATTTGGGCCAGGTCGTCGTTGTAATCCTGGAACTTACCGCTCTCAACAATGGTGTAAGCTTTGTTGTACAGATCGAACAGATACTTCTGCTGATCGTGGTCCATGGTGCCTTCAATGTAATCATTGAAGCAATCGAACAGGTTGTAGGTGGCTTCGCTGCGATCCTTGATCGTGCGTTCCAGTTTAATGGCCGCTTCGCCGTTGAACTTAATAATCTGATCGTTGAACGTAATCAGAATCCCTTCGAACTTCTTGCTGGAGGTTCGGCGTATCGCAAGCTCAAGCATGTTACTAACTCCAAACAGTAATGTCGTCTACCAGGGAATAATGTAGGTTTTAAATCTTTTTGCCTATAGAGAAATTACTTAAAAAAAACAATTAGCAGCCATAGGGTTAAGCAGAACGGAGGATTACCCTCCGCTCTTATCAGCATTTGGACGATTAGAAGTCGTCGTCGAAGGAGTCAGTCGAGCTGCTCGAATCGTTGGAGCTGTTGTAATCATTGTTGCGTGGAGCGGCGTCACCTTTAGGCTTCGGTGGTTCCCAGCCTTCCAGTTCCATACGTTCCAGCACCGGCTTCATGAAGCCACACCAGTGGCGCACAGCCCAGCGGGACATGATGCCTTTGTCTTCAACCACTTCACCGGTTGGAGTACGGGTCATGACGCTCATGCTGCGAGGACCCTTGAAGCGGATCAGCGCCTTGTAGTCGCCCTTGCTGTAACCCAGGGTGATCTCGCCGTTGTCTTCACGGGTGATGGTGAAGTTGCACTGCACCACTGGCTTCTCGGACATACGGCCCGAACCGCCCTGAAACACGAACTGGTGACGAGCCGGTACAACCTTGGCCGCTTTGAAGTTCGGGTTACCAGCGATATCAGCCGCGTCTTTCAGGGCTTCGAACAGCAGGCCGCGATCGTAGGCATCGAGCTCGACTTCTTTGTGAGTCGACTTGCCTTCGGAGAACACGCCGTCGTTGATCTTCAACACGATCTGCCCGGTGATCTTCTGCTCGAACATCAGCTGAGCAGGGTACTTACCACCGTTGATCGGACCATCCGTGGATGGGTGTGCCTGACGGTAATCGTTCAGGAACGTCTTCTTGCGCTTCTGACCGGAGGGCGCGCCGTTGCGTTGTGGTTGCATAGAGATTCTACCTTTTTATTCAAACTGGGAAATTGGTGATTTGAGTCTATATGAATGGCGACTCAGTGGTATTAAACGAGTTACTTGGCGACGTACTCCGGCATGGGTTTACCGAGGAAATGACATTCGATAGCTTCCTTAAGCCACGCTTCATGTCCCGGCTCACCATGCTTGATCTTTTCAAACAGTTCAGGGATCAGGTGCAGCATTTTCAGTGCTTCCTCCAAAGGCCCCGTATCAACATCATGACATTGCGCACTGCTGATGCGATTATCCACTTCAGATGTCAAATCGCGAATAGTGTTCTCGAGCATGGTCTGTTCCCTTACAACATCATCAAGAGTCCGGCTTTGTCAACGGGATTGTCCATTCCAGCGATACTGTTTCTTACACGACTCATAGACGTGGCTGACGTCCAGTTACTGTCCAGGGCAAGCTTCTTCACCAGATCCTTGATCGCCTTGGAAGACGATTTAAAGTTGGTAGAGCGATCGCCGAAGATCTGAATGGTGAGGTGGTTAAACGGCATGTAGTGCAGTTCTTCCCCGCCAGTCAGTTTGGTGTACCAAGTCGTGAAAGGTTTTAATACCCCCGTGTAAGATTCCAGAAGAAAGAGGCGACCAATACCGCGTGCATCTGCCAGGTCGACTACGTGGTGAGTCATGACAACGCCATTCCCCTTAAAATCAGGCATGCCGATATCTGTGCTCACGAGGATCTTGGAATGTTTCTCCATTAGCCCTTCTGCCACGTCTTTAGTCAACTTGGCAAACTTCTTCTGTTTCTCAGTACCGTTGTTGATGAAGTCGGTCAGGTCAGCGTGTTTGTACTTGCTTTTCAGACCGCGGTAAGACGGGTAGTAGACCACCATCTGAATAGGCTTGCCTTTACGCAGCTGTTCCAGATACTGGCCTAACTTAACCAAATCCTCTTCAACATCCTTGACCAGTTGCTTGACGTCGTCAGCTCCTGCATCATCCTTCTCGTAAGCTGCCTGAGCGTTACGGATCAAAGTCCTGAGATTAAACAGCAGGGTATCCGCCGATCGGACTGCATCCCCGCCAAGTTCTAATGCCAGTGAAGTTCCCACCGACATGCCTAACGCACCCAGTGCTCTCATTTGAACTCCTCCAACACCTCAAACGCCTCTTCCAGGTCAATCCCCAGTTCCAAGAACCTGGGAGCAACTTCTGGCATGAGAGAATCGTTTAAGTTCTCTTTCGTTAATGAAACCCCTTCGTAGACCTTAGCATCAAACAACGTCTCGTCAACACTGACGCTTTTATCGACTTCGTTCTCAGCCTTGATCCCAAACATGGGGTAGTCTTTCTTCATTACTTCCACGATCGGGTTAACGATCTCAGCTTTACCACCTCGGATACGCAACTGCGAGAAAGGTGGGAGCTTACGGGCTGCAATGAAGGTGTGGAATTCTGTGATCAGCTTTTCAGGCGTGATATCAGACGGTACATCCATGGTGAGGTACGGCAGGGCGTTCTTGTTCTCCCAGAACACTGGGTTGAAGTAGTTCTTCTTCTTATCCAGGTCGACAACGTAACCGCCCTTGGGATGCTCCTCACCGTGAGCGGTACGGTCAAACGAACCAGAGGTGTAAAGCTTCCCCTTCTGCACTGGCTTGTGTATATGACCTGCAAAGATAGCGTACCTGACGATGGTTTCCCAACGTTCCAGCAGGTGTGCATTCTTCTGAGCCATTGCGTGCAGTTGAAAGGTAAAGCCGCCGTGGAAGAAGATCAAGTCGACCTTATCCATTTCGTTAGCTTTCAAGACCTGGAGTGCGCGCTCCCAGATCTCATCCGGTGTCATCTTGCCCATGTTGTCTGGAACAAACATAATGGACAGATCGTCTAACTGCGGGAACACCTCAATCGACAGTGTATCAATGTACCGGACATCCATGCCTCGGGGTGCGAGGTTTACAAAGTGTCGGGGTTGTTTACTGTCGTGGGACTCTGTGCCCGCCAGCCAGATGACGATAAGGTCGGCATTGAGGTCATGGGCTGAGTGCAGAAAGTCGCGCCCCCAGTCCTTGACCTTGAACATGTCTTCGTTAGGGGACTCAACCATGCGTTCCATGAAATCACCACCGAACGCCACCATATCCACTTTAGCCAGATCGTTTTCTTTTAATAGGAAACGGCTCAGGTTAGAAAGGATATGTGGCGTGGGTGTTGTTTGGTGTAGCGTGTGTTGATCAGAGCTCCAGAGAAAACGCACTTATAAATCCCCTAATGATAGTTAGCACTCCAGCGGGTCGGTCGGCTTTTCCCGGGTGCCAGAAATGTTACTCTTGCCTGTGCCCAGGATACGCTCGTAACCTTCCTTGTGGCCCTTGATGGACTCTTCGTTGAACTGGAACTCGGTATTACCAGTCATCAGGCGATTGACCTGGCTGACTTGTTCCTGCGTCACCGGCTCTTTGCGATAGTTTGCATAGAGAATAGGCCGGATAGCGTTGATCTCTTTGATGTCACGCTCGTTGTTGTTCAGGTAGTCCTTGATGTAGTAGATCTGTTTCTCTACTTCAGGGATAACACCGTGCTTGACGTAGAACTCAGGCGCGATCATTTCAGTCAGCGTGGTGCGCTTCTTACCGTCCAACGCCTTGGTCAGTGCACGAGCCAGGCCGAGGTTGGCGTTGGGATCGTGCTTCTTCATGGTGTCAGCGCTGTGACTGTGAATCATCCGGCTGGCCTGTTCCATCATCTGATACTCTTTCTGAGTCAGACCATGGTTGATCATCGGGGCAACGATCAGAACCGGCTTGTAGTTGTCGTCGACCACCATTACTGCACGGGTGCCGTTGGCGCTGATCTGGAACCACTCGTTGACCTTGAAGTAGTTCTTGCCGAGGTCGTTACCGATGGCGAAGGGCATCAGCCAGTCGCGTACGAAATCCTTCTCATACATCACGGTAGAGACGCTGAAAGGCAGCTCGCCGTCGCTCATCATCAACTTGCCGTTGATGTCCTGTACTTTCACGTTCTCCAGAAAGGCAAAGTCTTCCTTGAGAATATCTTCGCGGTCCTGCTTGGTCATCTGACTCATTTACCCAACCTCGCCTTGTCTAATACTTGATAGAGACTGCCCGTTACCAATACCACTTCGGACAGGTCATACGACACACCATCTACAATCGCTCGCGCTGAGAGTAATAGATGGTAGTTATTCTTTTCATTTGCTACGGTTTGTTTCTGCACCAACACTTCCGACTGTGGGAACAGTTCTTTCATGTAGGCGTCGAATTCTTGTTGCGTTCGATCAACCATGGTTTCTGGCGTCGTACCATGGGCTGCCCAGAGAAAATAAAAACTGGGAACTTGGCCGATGACCTTGCCTTGGTCACGTCGGGACGTAAACCAATACATGAAATGCAGCGCCATGGCTTCTTGAGGAGACTTGATCTCCCAGCCAGAGCGTGTGGACATAGTACCTACACAAAAACTACTCATACCGTTTTCCTTTATAGAAATGCCCTCTATAAGAATAAACTTACAGGTAACGCTGTAAGATAGCGTATAGCAAAAAAATAAAGCAGGAAGGGTGTTACCCCCTCCTGTTTATCTAAACGGCTTTATTCGACGTCTGCGGGCGGCTGAGCACCCTTCAACGCCTTGTTGGTCTCACTGGTGATATCGAACAGACCTTTGGTCCGATGATAACCCACAGCAGCCCAGGTTTTCTGCACATCAACACGTTCACGGAATGACAACCCACCACCGGCACTTTCCAGATAGTGAGCGTGCTTCAACCGAGTCACGTCGTCTTTGGTTTCCATGTGCATCAAACCGTTCATTGCCCGACGCCAGAAAATGTTCTCAGCGCCGATACCGGTATTGAGCGGACTGAAGACGCCATCATAACCACTGATCTTGTCGTCCAGGTAATCCTGATGCAGACCTTCATGCGCCATGATGTAGTCACGCATGAAACCTTGTGCACCTTGCAGACCGGCTACAGAACCCAGATAACCGACTTCAAACCGACCGACGTAATCGCCGTCCGACTTGCCCAGCAGTCGCTTACCCATTTCCCATGCACGCGATGTCATGTAGTTGTTAAACCCTTCCAACGCGTTTGTAGCTTGCTGCGCCAACCAACCACCGGCTTGTTGAAACGCCTGAGTGGAGTTGTTCACATACTCGGCGTACTTCTGCATCTGATTCTCGGTATAACTACCCGAGACCGCGTAACTGAATGCATGAGCACTATTCATCGTGTTTACCTCTTAGCCTGGGTTAGGCTACATCAAGAATCGGCGTTTGCGCCATGAGCGTGTTAAGGTTCATGAGGTTAGTCGCCGCTTGCCCAGCGTAGTCACCCACTGTAAACGGAATGTTGCGGTCCAACGTTTGGTGGTGACCCCACGCGCCGTAAGCTTTTGCTTTCGACTCGTTATCGGCCATAAGGACGATGTAGTGGTTGTCGCCGTCAAAGTCGGTGTTCGATTCGCTAACTGCGAGGATCGGTACCCGAATACTTTCGTCTCGGAGATCGCGGTTCACTCGGAGGAACGCACTGCGCAGACTGAGGAACTCAATCGACGGGTTACGTCCACTCTGTATGATAGCCTTGTTGTTATCTTCCATGTCGCGGAAGAATTCATCAATCAGCGGGTCGATCCAATAAGCAGCTCGACTGATTCGCTGAATGGCTTGATACGGAGTATGACCACGACGATACAGGAAGCCCGTGATGTGATAGTCCAGAATAGCCAGACACATCTTCCACGGCACCATCCACTCGTCCGGGTTGAGGATACCGGTTACCGAGGTTACAACCGAGCGGCCAGTGAACGGTACTGCACCAGAGGCCACGTGTTTACGGTTGATAGCCGGTTTACCAAACAACGCTTTCGGGTTGTTCACCTTACGGTATTGGTCAGCCAGCTTAACCAGGTTCTTACCCACGATGTCCACGTTACGGCGCTTATCAGCGGCGCTCAGTTTAACCACGGAGTTGGAACGCTTGGTATCAGCGATCGCAGTGTACAGCTGTGCAGTGACCGGTTGGTGAGGATAGGCGTAAGTATCCTTGCCCGTCTTCTCCAGGATCGTTGCATAGCGGTTCGGTACTTTCATGTACTTGGAGAACGCGATGTGCTTGTTCTTCTGGTACACTTCCATCAACACTACGCCCTCGTGAGAGGTCGTGCAATGACGTTTGCCATTGCCTACCAGCATCCAATGCATAATGTCATCGCATCGTTCCTGGAAGGTGTTCATGTTGACTTCGCTGATCTGTAGCTCGTCGAGCATGTTCCGGATCAGGTTGACCGTAGTGTTCTTTTGCTTGTTGATCTGTCCGCGATACGTCGGGTCAATGAAGTACCTTGGTACGCAGACCTTCGGACTGCCGATGCCGACTTTGTTAAAGAAGGTCGAGAAGAAACCCAAGTTAACAAACCCATTGACGCCTTCTGGCAGCTTCAACCACAGACGAGTGTCTTCACCGCGGTCTAGGAACAGTTCTGGGACCTCTCCGCACTTAGGACAGGCCTTACCCTGCTTCAGGCGATAGTTACCCCGATAGTGACCACAGGCCGGATTACAGCTGGCCACGGTCTCGAACGAGTTGCCGTTGAACTCCATACGAGTCAGACGCTCGATGGCTTCGCGATCTTCCTGAATGTTGAAGTCGAACTCATTCAGATAGATTGGCTTAAGACGACTGGTATCGTGCAAGTAGTCGTAGTCTTCGAAGTCCCAATACAGCGGCTCCGAATAACGCGGGTCATCCTCCAGCGACCGGCCGAAGGCTGCGGCATAGCGGTTGAAGAAAGGCATTGGGTCGAGCTTTTCTTCGTTGTACTGTGTGAGCTTCTTAATAGCCAGCTCATTTGACGGAGTGAGTTCCGGTAGATACATGCCCATGGCCGACTCCAAAAAAGATAAAACAGAAAAAAGAGATCAGCAAGCGAGAGGGTGTTACCCCTCTCGCCCACCAATCCATTGCAGGCTACAACACTTACGACACTTACATGAATGGCATGTTCATGTTGTAAGCAACGCCGAGACCGTTGCCGGTGGCGTTGTTCGAGCCAGCACCCACGAGGGTAGCCAGACCGATACCCGGCGTCGAAGCCAGGCTGGTGTTGCGCCAGCTGCCCAGGTTGTTGGCAACGTTCAGCTGACCGATGGAGTCCATGGCTTTCGACATGGCAGCCATGAAGTCAGGCGCCCAGATGTGAGGCTGAGCCCAGCCGTTGATGTGAACCTGACCGTCGAACAGCGACGAGCTGGTTTCCACGCGCAGCTTCTGAGCACGTTGCTTGAACTCTTCGCCCTGGATGGTGCCGTACATGGTCGACAGCAGGCTTTCGGCTGCGAGCTGACCTTTCGGGCCCTTGATGTGCGAGATCATCATCTCGTCCAGTTCCTGGGTGTTGAACTTGCGACCGGCGTATTCGGCCAGGCCGTTTACAGCGATCATGCCAGTCGGGATCAGCACTGGCTTGGACGGTACCCAGCCTTGTTGCGAGGTGGCGTTGGCACGGATGATTTCCGAGAACGCGCCCTTGGTCATGCTGTCGATGAGCGAGATAACAACTTTGATTTCTGCTGCGTTCTGACCGACCTTGGCCAGTTGGAAGAAGAAGTTGTTGATCGACGCGTTCGGACCGGCCGGGATCAGGTTGATCTGGAAAGTCGCATGCGGGGAAACGTTCTGACGGATCCAGTTGTTGACCAGCTCGGTGTCCGACATCTTCTTCTCGTCGAGACGGATACGTTGCGGGTTCTGGAAGCCACCAGGGATCTGGCTAACCATTTGGTCAACACGGGTTTCCAGGTCGGCCAGGTTACCGCGAGCACCAACGCTATGACGGCGCAGAGCTTCGGACCAGACGTACTGGTTGTTCGTCGCCATCAGCGCGTACAGGCCGGTGAAGAACGGGAACAGACCGCCGTTGTTGCAGAGTTGCTCGCCGGCTTGAACGGTACCGACAGTGATCACTGGACGCAGAGGTTTGAAGCCCTGTGGGTAAACACCCATGCCCATTTGGTTGCCGAGGAACTGTTGCAGCGCGTTCATTTGCTCTTGCGAGCGGTGCGACATCATGAAACGCTGGTGGTCTTCCCACGACACGCCGTTCAGGCTGACAGCTGCGGTAGCCCGGATGATCTCTTTCGAGTTCGCCTGGAAGTTGCCGCTGTTCTGGTTGTTGTTGTTGATCGTCGAAACGATCACTTCCATGTTGTCCGCGGTCAGAGTGCCGGCCTTGGAGGTACGGAAGCTGATGGCGTTGACGCGTGCTTCAGCGCAACCGTCTTTGCCGTACGGCTGATCAGGAGTGGCGAACGGAGCAGGGATCTGATAACCCTTGGCAACGATTTCGCGCACGGTCTTGACCATGATCGCTTCTTCCCACTCGGAGGCGATGTAGTTCGCCTGACGGTGAGCGTAGTCTTTCGGATCGCCGGCTTCCGGATGGCCCAGCATTTCCAGGTCGACGACGATCATGTTGATCACGCTGACGTTCTTCACGCCTTGACCTTCGGCCACTTTGGTGTAGTGGGAAGTCAGCTTTTCCAGGAACACGTTGTTCGGGTACTGGGCTGGAGTCAGCGGCGCCGACATTTGCTGCATGATGTTGTTGGCGTTGACGGTGATGCGCTCGACGCCGATGGACAGGGTGCGGTTGTAGAACAGCGCAGCCATGACGTACATGGTGCCGTCGAAGACAACGTACAGGCCGACGCCTGGCAGTTGGGCCGAGATGGCCGGGGTGAGGCTTTCGACGGTCGGAACGATGCGGCGTTGCAGTTCGTTGGTGGTCGACTTCTTGGCGGATTCGTAAATGGCCTCGAGTTTCTCGACGCATTCAGCAACCTCTTTGAGGTTACGGTTGTCGGACGTCATGGACGGCAGACGGAGCAGACCAGCAAGACCATCCAGAGGAGCCATGGTGCCCGGAGCGCCTGGAGCCTGGTTAGCGTTGGTAGGCTTTTCGTTTTCGTTCCAGGAAGTGCTTTCGGAACCGGTATTCAGAGTCATGGATTTATTCCTTGTGTACGAAGATAGTTTGCTATAGCAGGATTATCTTTACGGATGTGGAACATTCGTATTACTAATCCCATAAGTAATGTAGGCCTGAAATATTCTTACCCCAACCAAAATCACCCCACTTTTCAGCAGGGATGATATAGAGTAAGCGTATTCAATACTGCATCACAAATCCCAGAATTGCGCAATGGTCCCCAATGGGAGATCTTCTCCCGATGTGACTTGTTCACATAAGATAGGGAATTACAGTAACACTTTATTTCTACATCCCCATCATTTGTTTCGGACAGCCCCCCTATGACTATCTTTACGTATCCTGCTGAGGATATCAGCCGGAAGTATCCCCGTAGCAATTTCAGTGACTTGGGGAATCTACACCGTGTAACCGAGTTCAACCGAAAGGACTACCGAGCCTACGTGGATCGTTCTTCCTTCCACCTCGAAGACCAGAACAAACTGGTGGGTCTTCTCCACCACCTGATGATCGATCCCGCATGGACCTTGCAGGAGGTTGTAGATAATACACGCTTCCGTGCTAATTCACTGTGCACGATCTTCCACATCACTTCGATCAACCGTATTGGCTTTGCAGAGGCCGATGGGTTCTATCGTCGCAATGTCCGAGAGCACTGGGTTCTACTGGATGGCTTAACCAACTTAGATGAAAACACCCTGAAGCTGGAAGACCTGCGAGCGGTGATCCCGCTATACTCAACAGTATTGGATCGGGGGTACAAACATACTGTTGAAAAGAGCCAGACCATTAGCAATGACATTAAGGATGTTGCGATCATTGGTTTGGACATGGTAGCTCTGGCAGTTGGCTGGTGGTTGTTCATGCGTGAGAAGCGGGAAGTCAATACGGGTCCTGCCTCCTACGTCTGCATGTACCCACTGTACCACGCCACGCTGTACCAGAACCAGTTAGCAGTCATCAACATCCTTTACGAGTTCTTCGTAAAGGAACAAGATCTCAATGACCTGCTGCGTAGCGAGTCGGTGAAGTTCACCACGTTGAATGAAGAGAAGCTGTTCAAGAACTACATGCTCTTCCTTATAGATGTGTTGACCGGTCGTCGGTTACAGGACGTGTGGATGATGCTTAAGCAGATTGACAGTCTGTACCGCAAGCCCTACACGAACTACGTTGATCCGCATGACCAAGCGTTGTACGCTCAGACGGGTTGGGCCTTTGAACCGGCTTACCTAAAAGTGTGTGCGGTCTACCTGTCGATTGGTAACCGCATGAAGTATAAGTGTGCGGACATCAATGCTGACATCGACCGCTTGTATCGACAGATCGCCTATCGCCAGAAGAACATCCCCGAAGTGTTTTTCAGGAAGCATCTGGGTGATTTGCTGGAAGAAGTGAAAGTACTCAATGACATCAACTTTCGTTGATTTTTCATTGTACGGGAGGAGACTTAACGGTCCAACCGACGAAGTGCTCCCATATTTCATTCAAAAATCTTAAAAAATAGCAAAAAGACTATACTCCTACCAGCCCTTTGCGGGGCTGGTAGGAGTAGGTCGAGTTATATCTTTACTTGGGTGGATCTACAGGCAGGTACTCTGGCTTACGGAACATGTCCATCCATTCCAGACGACGGTCAAGCTTTTCCTTCTCGCAGTCAAATGCTCTCTTGGCTTGCTTGTACTCGCCGTACCAGTAGTTCATCCGCAACCTGGTGTAGTCCACTGCATGTTGCCGTTGGTTGGTTGTAGGTCTCTTATAGAAACTTCTGAACCAACCACGCCATCCTTTTACAAGCTCCTTATGTGCATTGAGTTTGGTTGTAAGGTCAGAAAGTTCTTGAGCGCATTCCAGATACTTAGCAAAATACTCACCGACTATTTTAGCCGTGTCTGTGAGTTTCTTGGTTTCGTGTTCTGGTCGCATATACTTCTTTCTAGCGTCTGCTAGGTAATGTACCGTACCCATCAAGCACAAACCGCTGTCGGTTTGGGAATGCCGCTTACCATAAACCAGAAACCGTTATTCTCATCCAGATCAAGAGAGGTGATCAGTTCGTTGCCGACGCTGATCTTCTCGATTTCATTGTCTTTGTTGCAGACAACGCGACACTCACGACCATTGATATCGGTTACGTACATAACAGTGTAACCCACCAACGGTAATCGACAACCTGGTTGGTTAAACCCGACGGTTAGCACCACGCTGGCTCTGTCAAAAGTTTCGTCGATGATAGGATCACCAAACCCATCATTGGTATACTTCGGTTCGTCCGTATAGTACCCGTGCGGGCCTTTTTTGATTGTGATCATTATTATTCCTCAATGCTCGTCCGATACTAACCGAGTCACTTTAGCGTTCATGATGTACAAGCCCAACGATTCGAGGATCGCGTAAATGGACTTATAGTTCTGTGCAATCAACGAGCGTGTATCGACAATCGGCAGGATCTCTTTCGGGATACCACCAATGCTTTCAATCATGTCAATAGGAACATAGATCGCAGTCAAAGAACCACGAGCCTCGATGTACTCCATCATCTTCTTCACAACGTCACTCTCGCCGTAGGTCTCAGTAAACTTCTTGACCTTGGTCTTGTTATCCAGTGTGACGTTGACCTTGTACGCACGATACGGCAGCTCTGGTGCATCGCCATAGGTATCGGCAAACACCTGCTTCCACATCTCGTGGTAGAAGTAGATCGATGAGTCAGCGTTGCTGTATGCGCTTTCTTCCTTGATGCCGTTCTTGGTCAACCAGCTCCAACCACCGCTCTCCAGTTCTTCGAACAACAAGCGTTCCAGATCACCCACTGCTTTCAACAAAGCTGGTGCATCCATTTGCTTGCCGTTGTAGAGCGCATCCAACGAATCCCGCATAAGCTTGTTGGTAAACTCTCGAACCTTGAGTGCAATCTTGATACCCCTGAGATGCACACCCTTCAGTTCCAGTTTAGGGTCGTCGTAAAGAATACCCTCCAACATCAGCTGCAATGCGTAATAGTGCTTGGACATCGACGTCGTGAAGTAAGCACTAAACAAGTACTCGTTCTTCATGTTCAGACGATGGCGGTACTTGCGGGCCACGTTCATGTTGACACTGAGGCGCGCATGCTGGTCTACCGCGATACAGCGAATGAAGTACGTCAGTACCCCGTTGAACGCCAGTACATCTTCCTTGTCGGTGATGTAGTCATCAATGATCGCATCAACCGAATAGATCATCGAGTCAGTGTCGGAGGTCACTACGTTTTCACGCACCAATTCCTTAACACTGAATACACCCGACGGCGGAATGTCGGCCTTCAAGAAAGCTTCAATGAAGTCCTTCCATTTAACTTCCAGGCTGACGTGGTAGGCGTTCAGGTACGCCGATTGCTCCGGTGTGGCCTTCTTACCCAGCTTGGTAATACAGAGCGTCTTGTAGTCGTCGTTAGCCGCCTTGATGGTGGTAACGTTTTCAAACGACGCAGGCATCTCAGGAACTTTGCACCATTCATCGAAGAATCGCTTGATGACTTCTTTGTTGGTGGTGTACAGACCGCGAAGGTCCATGGTGCAGAGGATGATGGTCAGTTCCAGCGGAGACAGCCCACTCATGAACTCACGGATAGCACCCAACTGTGTCTTGTTGTTCCAGTAATACGCGGAGCAACGTTTCACCATGTCCATGACCTGGTCCACAGTGGCGTAGTTCATCTGGTACTTATCGATGACCGCCTGGATCTTGTCACGCTTCGCAAATGCCAGGGTACTGATAAACAGTTCCATGGACTTGTTGTAACTGAGTAGCAACCGGTTACCTGTAATCAGTCGCTCGTTCATCAGGTTGGCGACGGAGGTCAGGGAACGGCAGATCGAGGTCAGTGTGGTGTGACCCGACTTGTTGTTCAGCGGAGTACCCGAAGACGACATCGCACCAGACTGGGCGTTGTTAAAGATCTTGAGAGCCTTCTGGATTTCGTCAAACGCTTGTGCTGCTTCTTTATCACCTACCGCCAAGGCGCCTTTCATCTTGCCTTTGTAAAGACGACGGAATTCAATAAAGGTTTCAGTACCAATCGAGTTAATCGACTGTTCCTGGTTGGTGTGCGTATACGCAACAAACGAAGGTGACAGATGCCAGTTGTTATCTTTGACCGTCTGGAAGAACTCACGAGCCGGCATGATATCCGGAACACGGTCGCCGTACTTGTTCTTCTTGAATACCTTGAACTTGGCTTCCTTATAGCCATTCTGATTCGGTACGAATACTTTCTCAACCAGCTCCAGTACTGTCTTGTAATCCCACTTGTAGATCGACGTCAGGTACGCCGCTGCCATGTAGTGGTAGTTCTGGAGCAAGTTGCGGTTAGGTACATACTCCTCTTCCAAGAAGGGAGACAGATGTTGAGCCGCAGCAGTCATCGGTTTATTACTCGGTGAAAAGTCAAATTGGACATAAAAGAAAAAGACAGATCGCAAAAAAGAAAATGGGCCACTACACTCCCCTATTGATGAGGAATGTAGTGACAGATCATTCTTACTTATCGAACACCGTGAGGGTGTACGTAGCGCCAATGCTCTGCATGAAGGTTTCCAGGGGAGCTCTGAAGTCTTCACGCCAGTTGTTGATCATCATGTTCGCATTGCGGCCGTCGATCAACTGGAAGGTCGAATCGTTGATCCAAGGGATCCCGACGATTTCCAGCTTGTCGTTACGCCCGATCAACGCCAGGTAACCATAGGCGTTTGGATCGTCGACGTTACCGACCTTGTCCTTGAAGTACGGGAACAGGTTCTTGTGCTTGATGGCCAACTGCGGGTCAACCAATCGAGCCGTGGCATACTGGAGGATGCCGTCGACCTTCACATCGACGCGATCACCCCCGTTGATACCGTTCTTTACCAGCTGAAATGAAACAATGTCACCACGTGAAGGATTCGGGGTTGCCATATGGGAGGTCTCCTTGCATTTCGAGTTCAATAATAACCAACGGAAGCTTCAAAGAATGTCCGTCTCGAAACACAACCGTCCCAGGCAAGCTTGTAACATGGATATTCTTGACCGAGCCATGGATGTGGTTTTTGAACAACAAGTCAGTAAGATTGTCATCCGCGCAACACTCGCCATCTTCCATGATAGCTTCCACATGATCGATCAGGACGTTCTTGGCCATTTGAAAATCAAACGGTTCAGCAGGCCAGTCCTTGCAATCCATTGCATAGCTGCTCAACAAGTGATCAGCTAATTCTTCGTAGTCAATAGGCAGGATGCGTTTCCACATGATGTTCTCTTTATGCAGAGGTCAAATCCTGGTAGGTAAACACAAAGGTGACCGTGCTGTTACCCACCGTAGCGTTGGTACATTGCACCGACCCGTAGAGGTTCTTCAGATCTTGCAGCTGACGGAAGAATTCAAAGAATCCCGTGGTCAGCTGCTTCTGGCATTCCTCGATCGGGTGAGTGAAGGCTTCCGTGGAATCGAAGAAATCCAGCGTGTGCGGAATTTGCATTGAATCCATAAGGTTGCGGTGCACACCGATGAACTGCGGAACATCAGTGTTTGGCGGCAGCATCACTGTGTGCGTAATGGTTTTGGTAGTCATCGTCAACTTCCAGCAAAATAATGTGAGGGTGTACCACGTAGCGTTGCAGGAAGCCAGTAGCAGCGACCCGTCTGAACTGCATGCCTATTTCCACCAATTCACCTAAGGCGTCAAGGATAAGGATCTGTGCGTGTAACGGATCCAAATCCATTTCGGTGCGAATGAACTCCGCAATGACGCCTGGTATATAAGGTTCTTCATTGAACCGACACACGCCCATTAACAGTGTGACCAGGTTCGTGATTTCATTGGTGTGAAAGCCACGGTTACCAAAGGCTATCGGAATGCAGCCCAGGGCCAAGCCAAATGTCTTGCTCATCGCCGCACTCCTCTTCAATGGTGTCAGTTACCAAGGGTTCATAGTCTCTGACGTCCATGTACACCAACAAATCGCCGTTTGCTAGGATCTGGTATACAAAAGGATGATCCGGTGACGTTTTATTGGTTGCGTTACCCATCTGGCTGGTGATGTGGGACATGATCTTGTCCAGTTCAACTTCCAGGTGGTCTTCATACAGGTAACAACGTGCGGCCTTCTGATTGTAGCGACAGTCGTAAAGATTCTTGCCCTTGAGGAACATGAGTTGCTGGATACCCATCTCGAGTACACCCCAAGCCATTTCCTTATAAAGATGGGGCACGTAATCATTGCTGAGCGAAGAGATCTCGCTCAAAAGGTTCTCTAACAGCTGTCGGTTGTCGATCTGAAAGCCGCGGAGTTCGCCGAATACTCCGACGCTCAACAGTTTCAAGGAATTCATTGATCGCCTCCGGACTTGGATTATCGCTGATGGTTTCGCCGGTTACCTTCTCACGCTTAACACGGGTAACCTTGGGTTTGACGTTTGCTTTCAACGTAGCATCCAGATCCATCTCAATATGAGCTTGGTGGAAGCCGTGTGAAATTTTCTTAAAGCTAACCTTCAGCTTAAGGCGTGAATCCCATGACCGACGCTTTGTTTCTTTTTGCAGCTGATCTCTGATTTTGAGCATCACGAGATCTGGTGTCAGCATGTCGTAATGTTCTTCGTAAACGTTCCCCAGTTGATCCAGAAGTTTATCCTGCCGTGCTGGATGATTGATCATCTCTACTACGGCTTCAAGCATTCGTACAGCAATTGACTCCCTGACAGCGGGAGCGTCGTCCTTTTCCATTACTAAGCTATTGCCTAAGTTTAGGACATCGAATCTGATCACTGCTGGCCCCTTTAGTATTTCAGCGTAACCAATACATGCTTACGAAGTTTACCGAAAGTCTGCATTTTAACCACAGCGTCTCTAGGTACCCCCAACAACTTGTTAGCTACCTGATCCCGTAACGCGTTAATGTCATTTCCCCAGATCCGGTGATAGGCTCTGGAGCATTCGAATGAATTAAACCCCTCATCGACGAGTATGGAATGGAGATCCATCGTGGATACAGCACGATTTAAGCAACTTTGATCGCCACCCACTGGTACGTCCAGGGTATAGGATTTTAAATCCAGAGAGAAGCTTCTAGACACCTTCTTGACCCCTTTATAAAAACCATGCCTCATAGTAATGAGTTTGGCTGTGGAAAAAGATATCAAAAAACAATGTAGCAGCTATAAGGTACCGAGGATCACTCCCCGGTACCCTACACTATCTACGCTGACTTACAGGAAGAAGCCTTTGTCGTCCGCGCCGGCAGAGAGATCCTTCTGCTGGGTAAAGGACGATTGAGTTTCGACCTTGCGGGTTTCCATGGCTTCGATGTGTTTCTCCAGCTCTTTCAGAGCCTCGCCGTGGTCCAGGACCATGTGCAGTTCGTTGGCGTTGCTTGGACGCTTAACGCCGTCAGCGAACACGCCGGTGGAACGAATCACGGTGCCATTGAAACGTGGGATGACCGCGTCGCTGCTTTCGAACAGGGAGGAGACCGCAACCGGCACTTTGCCCTTGAAGTCTGCCACGCCGTTTTCGTCGTAGAAGCGGATGCGCGACATGGACGGTGGAACGCCGTAGTGCTTGCTGAAGTTCAGCAGGTTCTTCAGGTCGGTGTGGTCTTGTTCTTTGTTCGCGTTGGTCAGGAACAGACTGGCCACATCGAGCTTGTCGATGATCATCTGGTTGACTTCACCGCGAGTGTTGGTCAGGGTGTTGTCGAATTCCATGTACGGAACGACGCGGTTCAGCGAACCTGGAGTGGTCAGCGACGCGTACGAACGGTAGCTGTTAACGACGTTGATCTCTTCAACTTGCGAGGTCTTGTCGTTGACGAAGCACAGCACAACCAGTTGATCGCGTTCGAACAGCATGCGCGCCAGAACGAAGGCCAGCATGGAACCAGTACCGCCGCCGGTGGAGCAGACGATGATGTTGTAATCGCGAGGCTTGTGCTTGGTCAGGAACTGAGTCACGAACTGCTCAGCCTGTGGGTAGTTGGTCGCTTTGACTTTACCCGAGCCCTTGGCTTTCTGGTCTGGATCGTTGGCAACGGCCATCTGCACGACTTCGAACAGATCGTTGGAGCTGTTGCGGTCCGAGGAGTCCAGGCCCACGAAGAAAGCGTTTTTGTTGTTGTCGGTGTGAGTACCCTTTTTCAGAGCCACGCCGATGTTGATCCCGGTACCACCGCAGAGGAAATATGCCAGATCAGAAGTATTCGCATTCATGTGAAGTTCTCTTTGAGTTACCAGTTGGAAGAATTCGTTAGACCGTTTATGGTCAACACACAGGTAATGTAGGCTTGAAATCTTTTTACAAGACGTCAACCCATTGCCAACACTACCTAAGAATCTGACTACAAGTGAAAAAGAACCCCTGCCGCAAACGAGGCAAACAGGGGGTGTCCTCAGAAAAGACTTAAACACTTGTGAGTGAGAATACCTGCAAACCGAAGGACAGTAGGACCCACCTCCAATAAACCCCCTCCGGATAACCCAGCTACGAGAAAAACCGGACGGCGTGTGCAAGTATAAAATATAGCTACTGAGTAAGAAAAAACAAAATGCAAAATAGTCCCACCGCACCCAATCCCCGTTTAGGAGGACTGGGCACGATGGAAATATCTTTGGCAGGTGGAGCTTTTCCCAACGATAACTTGTCAGGACAACCGGTCGTTAATGGGGGACAACCGACTGTTGCGGGTAGTGGACTCCAAACTATTCCCGCGGGTACGCCAGGGCTAACTATCTTCAAGCAGGAGCAAACTCACGAGTTCACATAGCATAGAAAATTACGCCTTGGCTTTGGCTTCCTGGCGCTCTTCTTCCTTGACCAATTCCCGCAACTTGGCCAAAGATTCTTCCGTGGTCGGATACCCCTTCTTAGGACGCACAGAAGGTGTCTCAGGCGGCGGTGGTACTTCGAACACCTGGAGATTGCCCCCGCTCTCAATGCACAGGTTGATCGCTGCCTTGACACCAACACGAGCAGACTTACCGACAGACATTACAGCCAACGCGAATTGATCGCCGTCCCCAACAGCGAGGAATCCGGTGGCTGGAACGATTTGCAGTATTTGCTTCTTGACATCCTTGTTGGATTCCGACAAGATGATCTGGTACCCGGCGCCGTTTTCACCCACCACAATGGCTTCAAACGAACCGTCGAATACCGTTGCGTCAGAACTGTGATCCATGCCGTCCTGCAACACCTTGCGGAACTGCGGGTAGACAATTGGAGTACCGATCAGAGCAAATGCGATTGCTTTAACACCGCAGATCTCCCAGTACTCATTTTCTTCCGGTGTATAGATCTTGCGGAACTCACTGGGGCTGATTTGCCCGCCGGTGTGGATGGCCGAGTCAGTGACCAGAAGTTTACCGTCGAATGCGGCTGTGGACATGATGTGTTTTCCTGATCAAGCGGGTGTAGGTTCGGTAACCACTGGTCGAACGGACTTGGTGGCGGGTTTAGGTGGGACTTCCCAGATTTGCAGATCGCCACCAGACCACTTGTCATGACGGATAGCTGCGCGTACAGCGGCTTCTGCGGGTTTGCCAATCGACATCACTGCCAATGCAAAGGTCTGCCCAGAACCTACGGCAGTAGGAGGCAGCAGTGGAACGATATCTGTCATCAGAGGGCGACCCTGACGCTTAGTCATTCCCCAGCGATAGCAATTGCCGTCTTCAGCGATCAGCAGTGCAGAGAAGTTGAGTTCGTCTACATCCTCAATTCTCGTTTTGTAGGTCACACCAACTCGCAGGTGTTCCCTGACGTATTCAATCGACTTACCGTCCCCCGAAATGCCAGCAGCCAAAACACGATGGCCGTTCACATCCCAATACTCACCTTCTTCAGGGGTGTAGATCTTCCGCAGTCCCCCAGGTGAGATCTGCATGCCGGCTGTCACCTGTGAATCACTGACAAGTTTCTTCCCATCCCAGCAAATCGTTGTCATAGGTCTCTCCTCACGTTACTTCTAAATAGTTTTTCTAGAATATGCGTCTTAGGGTTAGAAATAACCTTTCAGCCCGCATATATCCCCTTACCCCTCCATGACCTCAGTCATAGAGAGTTTTAATAAGTAATGTTTCTTTTCTTTGTTGCTAACTGAGTTAAACACTTTTACTAAACTGTTGCTGTTTTACTGTTAGACCCCCTCCCCACTTTTCTCCGTATATGATTAGGAGAAATGAGTAGAAAAATACCTTTATTTCCTATCAACCAGATAATGTAGACCTAAGAATATCCTACCCTACCTTCATATCTATCCACCGATCTCCTGAGAAGCGATTTGAGACGTTTTATAGCCAGAGGGTAATCTACCCTACAGGGTATCCCCATAACCCACCTGAAATGATACCTTCCAAAAAGTGAAAAGTGAAAAAAGATATACGATGCTATGACTTCCCTCATTTCATCCCATCGAGAATCCTATCATGAGTAATGCGGTGGATTATGCCATCAATCGGGTCACCAACTGTGACATCGATGACTACCTGCTTAAACTTGCTTTCGAAGCCCCCAATGGTAACTTCGCAGGCAACTGGTACAACCTGGTTAACCACACGACTGTGGAACAGGGTATCCGTGAGAAAGTAATTCACCGTACTGTACTGCCAGCCTGTAATGCCAACGGTGGCAAGACCGAGTTCATCGACCTGACCGGTGCTCGTATCCGGGACCTGGGTAACGCATGTATTGAAGTAAACGTACCGGACATTGTTACCGGTGGTCGCAAGATCATTTCCGTGACCGAGATCTACCTGGGTTCGATGACCTCGTCGACGGGCATGCTGGGTATGACGGTTAACAGCAGCGAGATGTGTGGACAAGGTAGCGTCTCGGACATGACTGAAGCGCTGGTGGACAGCCTCAGCTCCAACCGTCAGATGCCGGTGACCTACAACAACATCCATATGACCGGTAACAACTGCTTCGTGATCTTTGGTTTGAGTTCGGGTACTTACTCGATGTCGGCCAAGATGATCCTGGAGTACGATGAAGGTCTGAGCAGTATTTCGACACGCCAGTATGAACACTTTGCTCACCTGGTAGAGTTGGCCGTTAAGGCACACATCTACCGGACCTGCCGTCGACCAACCCAGGAAGCGATTATCCGTAGCGGTGTTTCTTTGAGTGACATCAAAGACGACATCATGGAATATCGTGATGCCTGGAAAGACTACCACGAATACCTCACTACGGAATGGACCAAGCGGATGGCCTACAGTGACCGTCAGCGTGTGACTGATGCCGTACGTCGTGCCGTACCAAGGAGATTCTGATGACATCGTTCATTGAACCCTCGATCTTCAGTTTGTTTGAAGGTCTGGAGGAACACTCGATCCTCGCTCAAGGCGGACTGTACCTGTACCCGATCGAGCCTCAAGAGATCCAGTCGGTCACGGGTGCTGAGGCTTTGCTCAACGGCATCAACTTCGACAGCAACCATGCGATCCTGGACATCTGCAACTCGTTCGGTGATTTCCTGGTAGTTGACGAGAAGTGGGCCAAGACACTTCGCCGTTATGTCTATTCGTTCGTAACCCGGACCGTAGGCGTGGTCAGTCATATGGAGTTCTTCGGTTCTCCGTATCTGGGTTTGCACAAGATCACCTTCACGACGGCCGACCGTAACCAGTGGTTCTCTGAGATCTTCGACGTTGATGAAGAGGAACTCAAAGAAAACCTGCACGCAGCCAAAGCGGTGAACAAGGAATGGAGTGTGGTGGGTGATACCTTCAACCTGACCATTCCGTACCTGCTGTATCGGGTCAATCGCTCAAGTCTGAGCAAGGACACCAAACACCAGGCCATGATCGACATCCTGGCGATGTACCACTACAAGTGTTTGACCTCGATCATTCACAACGACTATCCGTTCATGGCACGGAAAGAAGTGGCGATGGAAACCTACAACCGCTTGAGTCTGAAATACGACATCAAGCGTTACGGTAGCTGGCGTGCACTGATCGAAGCTCGGGCTGAGTTCATTATCAATCCGAAGACGGGTATCCACTACGACGCTTTCTCCAAGATGGATGACGACAAGAAAATCGTCTACATGGTCGGTGATATCCAGAACCGTTTGCGTCGGGCTATTAACGACATCAACAAAGTCTTCCACGACGTCAAGAACAAAACTGACATCGTGCGGATTGACGGAGCCAAGGTTAACCTCGGTGACGAACTGGCTTTGAAGACGCAGACCAAAGAGATCACGCAGTTTGGTCTCTACCTGGATCGTATCCTCACTGAGGAGACCTCGTTCTACAAGGACGAGTTGATCAAGTACTCTGCGGATGCGCTGGAAGGTTGCCCTCGCGATAAGTTGGCGTATGTTATTCAGCAGTTCCCGACGATGTACAACAACCCGAAGAAGCCGGAGTACAAACAGTTCGCTGATGCAGTCCTTCAGCACATGTTTGAATACCTGCACACTAATGGTATTAAGAAAACCAACGTATATGACGTCTTGATCAAGATGCGCGGTGCCTACGGCGCCCCTCGAAGCAAGAACGATACTGTTAAGGTGATCCGAACCCTGGGTGACGAAATCGTCAAAGAACGTACTGGGGTCAAAACCCAACAAACCGTGCAACTGGTACGCACCGCACTGTGTCTGTACATCGTGCTGCGTATCCTGAGCAAGGACTATTTTGAGTAAGGAGGTTGAATGCATTACTTTAACGTGGATGGTCAAAACGAGCTGAACGTAAATGCGACCATTGATCAAATCAAAGATCGACTTACCCTACAGGGCAAGAAGGTTGCGATTTGTACTGACGTCGGGGTGGGATCCGATGCCTTGGGTGCAGACCGTGAACTCTGGATGACGCTTACACACCCCGACAAGAGCAACGAGGAAAAGATCGTGGCTCTTCTTGAGGCCCGTTCAAAGTTCTACAAAGAAACCTTGCTGCCCTGCCTGGACGAGTGTGAGATTGTGCTCGTCAAAGGCGGGTTGATTCACGACATGCGTTGGATGGACTACACGGTAGATTCCTTCCAGACTGTCTTGAAGGAAAACCTGGAGATGTTGCAATCTCTGGGTGGGGTCGCTTATCCTGCGGGCGTTATCCTTGTGAAAGGAACGGATGAGGAAGATCTTGTGGAAGGCTACACCGAGCTGTTTGAAACACGTGCCCATCGGATGGGCGACGCCATGTCTCGTTTCAAGTATGTTCAATACGAGTTTGGTAACGGCGGTCGCTCTGAGATTGGGATGCTTCTCAACCCTTAACACCGGAGACCATTCATGGATCTTCAACACTTCGTAGGAACGAAAATCGTTAAGTCAAAGCCGATGACACGAGCGGTGTATAACGATTACAGAGGCTGGGATTTGCCAGCTGATGAGGATGGCGCTGACGAAGGCTATCTGGTCGAGTATTTGGACGGCGGTAAACCAAATCACCCTGACCACCAAGGCTACATTTCCTGGGCTCCCAAGGAGCAGCATGAAAATGCTTATCTGAACATGGGGAATATGGGGACGTACACTCCAGAGCAACAACGGCTCTTCGCCAAGAAGGTCCAACTGGAGCATGACATCGCGACACTGAAACAAGAGATCAATGATGTGGATACCTTCCACGTTACTGATTGGGAAATACAGCTGATGGTGTCACAACTGTCCTGTATGGAGACGACACTCAACATCATTATCGAACGGACCGAATGGTTCTGATTTTATGTAACTCCTCCCCTAACCACTCTCTTAGTCTTCACGGGCTAGGAGAGCGGTTAATAAGAACTACTAGCCAACATGCGAGACT